AGCGTTGCCGGAAAATGAACCAAGACCACCACCAATCAAGCCGCTGCCGATAGCTGCTTGGATTGCCGGGTTTGTCACGCCAAATACGTTACCAACTGTAGAGCCGAGTGCGCTACCAACGCCGGGGGCAAATACGTTTGCCGCAGCTGTGGCAACGGGAGCAAACCAATCCTGTTCCCAAAATGGCTTGAACTGATGAAGGCCAGTGTCGGGGTTAACGCTTCCCGGACCAAAATTGTCCTTCATCCATTCAAATTCTTCTTCATTGACGTGGATAAGCATATTGTCGCTACCCTTGCCAGCACTACGGACTTGCTCTGCTTTAGAGGCAAGACCGCCTTGTTTGTACTGGCTAGGAGGGTCAAAGTTGATAACGACCTGTCTCATCATGTCACCATAATCTGCAAAAACCGCTCGGCCCAAAGACGCCAATCGGTGAATTGATACGGGTTAGGAGCCGTGCTTTGCCAATTGGTATTAGATAGAATAACACCTCTTGCCCAGTCTTGCCAGTTTGCCTCATCATCTAATCGGCCAATATCGCCACTTGCACCTTCATTTATAATGATAGGCGTCATTCTATCGGCCCACTCAATCACTCCCATGCCAGCAGGGTTAATCCCGATCATGGAACAGCCCCTAGCAAGGTTCCGTCAGCTGCCTCAACATGAGCCAAGCACATACCCATTTGGTAGTTGCCGCCGATTGTGTTGCTGCGGAATGTGAACCGCATTTCACGCCGGATTTCCTTGAAGAACACCACCTGCTCCGGAGGAGACGTAGCCGTCTCAGGAAATTCCATAATCTCGCTTTGAACTTCCTTGGCTCTGGCATTTGATCTGCCAGTGATGGATAGAGTCATTGGGCCAGACTGGACAAAATCAGGCTCAACAATAGTAACACGCAGGCTTTTGTTCTGTGACTGCTCAGCCGCAGCAAGGGATATATCACTGGTTTCAAAATATGATTCAATCGGATTGACGGTCGAGCCAGTCAATTCATCCAAGCCATACTCATGCTGCCACAAGCTATACCCTGCGAGCGTAACAACAGTGATTGTGAACCCGCTTCCTGTCCCACCAATCAATGTATTGCTTACAGTTAGAACATCACCAACTGTGTACCCGCTACCGGGGATTACAAGCGTCACAGCGGTAACCACGTTTCCGGCAACGGTGACGTTTACTGTTGCGCCAGAGCCTGCAATTGAGGTCGTGTTTGTGGTCGCAACATTGTAATACGTTCCATCAACGTAGGTTGTCCCACCAACGAGAGTCCCAAGAGTTCTGATTGAATCAATGCTTGTTGAACCAATCATCAATGGGTATTGGAAAACACGCGGGAATTGACCATTTGTGCGGCCTGAATTTGGAAGCTCTGTGTCATACCATGTTCCTTCACGAACATTGTAAATGACAGCATGAGTGCATTCAGTTGCGTCACCAAATGGAAAACACCACCAAATTTCACCAAAACGAGGGACTTTGATAGCAAAAACCTTTTGCCTCTGGTCATAGTTCAAATTATCAAAAAACCAGTTTAGGTTTAGATTGTTGGGAACTTCCCTTACAACGCCGTTGTACAACAGGAATCGGTCCAACCCGCACCAGTAGTAGATACCATCATACTCAATGACAGACTGGGACGACAAGATAGACGATTCATCCGATATTGTATCAAACGAGAATACAGGGTCACCGCCAACGTAGGACATCCTGATAACGCTATCCAGACTCCAAAGGAGTGCGGATGGAGAGTTGCCAGCACCACCACGGGTATTGATAGCAGCGACAATTTTCTGGGCTGTTACAGACGCCTCTCCGGGGCCACCTGCAACTGGCGTCCAATCTGTAGGGTCACCCGGTGCTGACCATGCAACAAGGCCGTTATTGCCATATGCAATAAGGTATGGGTGCAATGCTAAAACGCCACCTGAAACTTGAGGAGCGCCAGCAAGGACAGCTAAAGCAGAAGAGGCTGTAATATCTCCAGCGTAGATATCTGTGTTTGTGCTGGCCGAGATATCCAAAAGGTTAGGTGCGGCATGAGCAAATATGGCTGTATATCCTGACGCTGTATCGTACAGCGCATCCATGCTCCACATATTTAAAGCATTGTCTGCAAACCCGGATGGAGTCCTATCATATGGGGCAGAGCCAATGCCTTGGTTATCAACCGTAATCATCTCAAACAGGCTACGGCTTCCGGAGAATGTATAAAGCAACCCGTTAAATGGGTAGGTGTACATCCCGCGAGATGCCCCACCCAGAGAATTTGTAATCTGCCGATAGCCCCACATTTTTCGGGGAAGCCCACGTTGGAACCGTACCCACTGGCCATCAACGTAGAAATCGCCTTCAAAGACGGTTCCGTCACGTTTGATGCCCGGCTTTGACTGAATGTGGACTGGCCTAGTTGTCATTATCCAAGGCTCACTGCAAATGCGAGGGCGTCTGATTGGGTCTGAGAAATGAGGGAATCAACCTGATCTATAGAGTAAACCTCAAGGGTTGCTCTGGCAGCGGTTGCAGTAATTGTAGCCACGCTGATCTGAAACCCAGAGCCAGTTCCACCAAGCGAGGTATTAAACGCAGACAAAGTGTCACCAACCTCATAGCCAAGACCGCCATCAAGTAATGTAACAACTGTTACCGCATTTCCGGCTACCGTAATATCTGCAAGAGCGCCAATGCCGGAGCCGTTAATAAGCGTTACGCTGGCATAATTGCCGTTAACATATCCTGAACCACCAACTAGGGTGCTGAGACTGTTAATTGTTGCTAAAGTCGTAAACAGAGACTGGCCAATTGTTGACCCGCCGATAGCTGTTCTGCCTTGGGCCTGAGTCGATGACTGGAATACTGCAATACCAGTAGAGCCACCACCAAGATTGATGAGCGCACCACCAGCAGTAGTTGCCCCAGTGCCGCCGTTTGCAACCGATATTGGTGTTGAAATGCCTGCCGTTGCCGCATTTACAACATCCGTCCCATCACAATACAGGATAGCGCGGGAGGCTTGAGGAACTGCGTACCCAGTGCCAGCAGATGTTTTAATGGTTAGGCTATAGGCGTTGGTTGTCGAGTTATCGACCCAATACTGCTGGACAGTTGGAGGCACGATAATCACTCGGTTGCCAGTCAAAGCTCCGGTAAACCGATAAGCAATCTTGTTCTGTTCAGCCGTTGAAAGGGTATAGTTACCTGTTCCAGCTACTGCAATGGAGGTGTAGTTGAACGCAAAGTTTACGTTCTGGCCAAAACCAACCGTGTAATATGCAGTGCCATCGCAGATAACAAAGCATGAATTAGTTGGGGGGACTTCCTTGGTCGCACCACCATCAATCAAATTGCCGCCTGACGGGTCTAACACAAGGCTACCAGTACCTTGATTCCGGATACTCATAAACCAGTCGTTACCAACCGTTGCTGGCAGCGGCAGCGTTAGAGTGCCTGTACCGCCAGTCCAGAGAAGCAATTGCGAGCGGTTGCTGTTGCCAGTTGTAAAGCTGGAATTAAACTCAACGACTTCCTGAGACTGGTTAAGCGTTGATGCAATTGCTTTGATGCCAAGCCCGGCAAGAGCGCCAGCTGTGGCAGATGATACACCAACGCCATACTGGAGAACCTGCCAGCTACCATTAAGTGTCGTATTGTCCGTGATATAAACTTGCCAAAGCTGGCCGGAAGTCAGATTTACAATCGTGTTCCCGCTGGTATCAACTACCGTAAAAGAGTTTGTCCCTGTGTTATTGAATAGAATAGTCTGCCCTGTCGATGCCAGATTGGCGGCGGGGAGAAACACCTTCAGGCCGCCGACCGTGCAATTAACGTCGATGATGTTGGCAGCAATATCAACTGCCCCGTTGTTATCCAGTGGCCATGTCAGGACAACATCGACCGTATCAAGGTCAATGGAAAGATAGGATACTTGGCTGGGGTAGATGGTCGATCCACCAAAGACACTGGTAAAGCTCATAGTTATGCCCCATCTCGCGTTGTGCTGCGGTCAACAATTCTCTTGAGGTCTTCTTTATTGATGGCCTGTAAAGACGTGTCATAGAAATTTTGCCAAACCGGAATGCGTTCATCATTTTTCAAGAATGGCGTTGCCTCAAGCAATGAACCATACAGAATAAGCTGTGGGGCGTATTCCGTAAGCCAGTTTGTTTGTACAACGTCGCTAAGAAGGGCTGGAATTTCATAATAAAGAATCTCGGCTGGAGTGTCCTCGTTAGGTGTAGGACCAATTAGCCAGTTATTATAGTTGTAGTCAGCGTAAAATTTAGGTTGATCAGTCAGTGCCTCGTTGGGCCAGTAGCTTCTGATGTACTCATAGCTACGCGGGAACAAGAAAGTCCTGATTGCGTTCGTCGCGCCAGTTCCAAAGTTGATAGAGATAGTCCTTCTCCATCTATCCGGCTTTGGATAGACAGAAACACCAGCTTGGAAGTTTGTAGTGACGGCAACGATAAAGCCTTCAATCTTCAAGTCTGCTGAAATGCGGCGTTCAGCAAGGGTGATTAACCGTGGAATCTGTTGGTAAACAATGGGATCAACAGCAGATGAAGCACCGCGTTCCAGATAGTTCTGGATGTCGGTCTGCAATTCACTGAAGGTCATCCCGGTCTGTGAAGTCATTTTATCCAACCATTTTTGCAGAGGTCTGAGCAACCTCTGCTACGCGACGGCCCCAACCTTTTCCAAATGTACTCCAAGTGGGCAACCCTTGCAAGAAAACCAATCTTGCATTGCAAATCTTTGCCGCCAGTTCACTGGAGTCCATCTTTGCTACCGCTGCAAGTGTAGCAGGTCCGATAGCCCCATCAGCGACCACATTACAAGCAGCTTGAAGAAACTTGGCGGCGCGAGAAGGACCAGAATTAATAGCAATGTCAAAAACAGCAAAATCCACCCCATGCGGGAGGTCGTCGCAGCGGCATTTGTCCCAGTACCGCGCTTTGTAGAGCGGGGCGACATCGGAGACTGTGAGGGCTTTAATGTCATCTTTGGTTACCTCATGCCCAACCCACTCTTCCCAGACTTTCTTGGTGCATCCCAAGTTGGTAGCGCCACCGGGGTCTTTGGGATGATCAACATAACCGCCTTCATGCTTGAGAACATGAGCAAGACATTCTTCAAAGTTCTGTTTCATGAATTACTCCTTTGGCGTCGAGTTGTAGATCATCTGGTCTTTCTTCTGTGACCCAGAAGATGAGCCAAAGTAA